TAACTACTATAGAACAAAGCTTAACCCATCTGGTGGCTTAGATGTACCGTTCTTTGTTGAGAGTCGCGATGATTCGTCACGAAACGTGGTTGTAAAAGTTAATGATTATGTCTCTAATAGACTTAGAGGTACAAATGCTTTAGATGCTAACGGCAATGTTAATAAGAGAGTTAGAGTATTAACAACTCAACTAGCTACTAATACTGACGCACAGGGAGTAGCAAAAACAGGAATTGATGCAGCTCATTATACAGCATTAGATACAGCACTAGGTAAAGCAGAAAGTATTTACGGTCTTGGAGCTTATACTGAAGCGACTGTTAAGGGTAAGGAATTAGGTGATATACCTAGTAAGCTTGAAAGAGCTCTTGACGGTGTTAAAAATGATGACATCTACGATATTGATGTTGTTGTTGAAGGTGGCTTAGGAACAATCTATGCAATTGCTAGTGCAGACAGTACAACGTACTACGATGAGTATTCTGCAACATCTGCTGCAGCTGTTAATGGATTAAGAACTTCTAATGATATTACTGGAGATGCTTTAACTCTTAGAAATAATTACTCAACTATCTTTAATAAGTTCGAACAGTTCTGCTCACCACCTTATCTCGGTGGTGGAAGAGGTGATTGTATCTTTATTGCTGATCCATTACGTCAGATCTTTGTACAAGGTTCTGGTGGTAGAGTATTAGATGATAAGAATAAAAACTTCCAGACTGATATTTACTGGCCTGTAAGACATCAATTCGCAAATGAGAATACATCTTACGCTGCTGTATATGGTAACTGGGCATTAGTTTATGATAGCTACTCCGGACGTCAAGTTTACGTTCCATTCTCTGGCTTTGCTGGAGCTACAATGGCAAGAACTGATGCAGCAACCTTCCCATGGTTTGCACCAGCAGGCTTTACTAGAGGGCTTGTAACATTTGCAAATGATATTGCAGTTAATCCAAATCAGAAGCAAAGAGATGAGCTCTACAAAGCCAATATTAACCCAGTAGCTCAATTCCCATCACAAGGATTAGTAATATTTGGTCAGAAGACACTTTCAAAGAAATCGAGCGCATTCGACAGAATTAATGTTAGAAGGTTGTTCTTAAGCTTAGAAAGGCCTACTAAGAAAGCTTCTAGGTTCTTTGTATTTGAACAGAATACAGAGTTTACTAGAACCAGGCTTGTTAATACTCTTACCCCAATCTTTGAAAGGGCTAAGAATAATGAAGGTCTGTTTGACTACTTAATTGTTTGTGATGAAAGAAACAACACGCCAGCAGTTATAGATGCTAATGAGTTGGTAGTTGATATCTACATTAAGCCGACAAGAACAGCAGAGTTTATCTTAGTTAACTTCTACGCTACTAGAACAGATGCTAATTTTGAAGAATTAATCGGTGGATAATGAACTAAACAATAAATAATATTATGGCAACAACTATTCAAAACTTCTTTACCAGAGCTGCTTCGAAGCAATTTTCTCGTGATTTTCTATTTCGAGTTAGACAAATAGATTTAATCGGTGGAATTAGTTTTAACGGAGAAGATGACCTAGTTTATGCTAGGACAGCAAACTTACCGGGAAGAAACATAACTAACCAAACTGTTAACTATTTCGGTCAACAGTTCCAAGTACCAGGAAGGTCAACATATGCTAACGCTGAAGGTTATTCAATTGAGTTCTATCACGATGAAAATTGTGAACTAAGAACAAAAATGGAAGCAGCCTCAAGAGCAGTGTTTAATAATGAAACATCTCTCGGTGCATATGGTATGCCTGGTGAAGAGTCAAGAATTAACTTAGTTCAAATAGACAAAGGTTTAAATGATGTTAAGAATGTTGAGTTAGTTGGCGCTTCAATTAGAGAGATTGGAGATATTGAATACTCTATTGCTGAAGGTGAAGGAGCCATTTTAAACTTCTCTACTACATTCGCTTATCACTTCTACAGAGATTTTAGTTAACTGTATCTTTAACAGTGTTTGCCGATTAAATATTATTAATGGCAGGTGAACAATTTGACTTTCTTAGTAACTACAGCGTTGGTGGTCCTCCAAAGTTCTATCTCTCTTTACCATCTTTATGGAAAATAGAATTTTCTAATGCAAGTTCGGTAGTTGGTCAAGTCGATAAAGCATTAACAAAAGCTCGTGAGCGGTGGAGAGTTAAAAATACACCAGAGGAGTTTGTATCTAATGGTAATACTATGGTAGCTCGTGAAGTAACTGTTCCAGGTGAAACAACAGAGTTTCTTGAAGCAGGAGCAGATATAAACAAAGGTGGATTCTTACCAGCATTTGGTGTAGAAAGAAGACAGGGGTTCTTAAATAGAAATCTTACAGTAAATGTATTCGATACAAATGAAGATTTAGAGCATAACTTTTTTAGACCATGGATGATAGCAATAGGTATTGATGGTTTAATAAATAGAGGACTGTTATGTCCTAATGTCGTTTTAAGACAGTATAATAACAAAGGTGAAATTCGTAAGGGTTATATTTTTACTGATGTATTTCCTACTAACATAGAAGGTTATACAATTGATTATGATAACGAATCGTTTCTAGAAAAGAGCATTACGTTTGCATTTAAAAACTATGAACCTATCGATACGAATCAGTCTCCTAGCGGTATACAGACAGGTGACTTTGGTGTACCGTTTGATCAGCAAATTAATAATATTGGAAACATCGTTTAGTACAAGCGCTTGACAATCTATTTTGCGCTATAATTAATAATATGGATCTATCTTTTACTCTTCCTAGTAAGAAGGAAGTTATAGTAAATGAAATTTTATACAAGGATCTACGAAAGATGTCCTTGTATAATGACTCTTCTTACTCTAATATAATTAAGTTTCTAGAATCATTTATTGTAACAAAAGGTCTGAATATCGTAGAGAAATTATTTACTTTTTTTATTTTAAGAGAAAAATGTATTGGTGAGCAAGTTGCTGTCGGGTCAAAAAAAGGTAACGTTAATATTGACTTACAACTCTTCAGAAAAAATATTGGCTCCTTTGATGATATAAGACAGGAAATAGATGTAGAAGGTATTAAATGTATTTTAAATTACCCATCAAAATTTTTTGTCGGCGACACCGATTTTATCTTTTCACTTATAGAAAGTGTAGAGATTGATAATGAAAAAATAATACTGTCTTCATTGTCTGAAGATGACTATAAAAATATTATTGGTAAATTACCTGATACTATTTTTAAATATCTTGAAGAGTTTACACGCAGTCATTTATCACATTTCAGTATGATTGTTTTTGAAGGTCAAGAGAGTATGGAGATAGATGAAATTAAGCTTAACATGTTAGATGGATCTCTCCCGGCGTTTATCGTGAAATTATTTGACTGTATAGGAGATACAGACTACAGGGAAATGTTATTTGTATTAAGCAAAAGAATTCCTGATGTACTATTTCTTACAAACTGTACATATCTTGAACTTAATGATTACTATAATCTATATGTAGATGAAATTGAGAAACATAACCAGGACTTGCAAAATCAGAGTGCTAGCTAAATATATGTATGAGTAAAAATGTCTCGTCCTTTTTAAATAAATTAGATAAACTCAATGACGTAACTATTGAAGTTTTTGTACCGTCGTTAAAAAAGAAGGTACCTACTAAGCCCTTAAACTTAAAGCAACAAAAAGATTTAATCTCTTCTGCGCTCGATGGTCTTAAAGGTACATTAGATTTTAACAGAACACTTAATAAGATTATCATTGAAAATTCTGGGTTAACAAATTTAAAGGTATATGATAAGCTTCCTTTTATTGTCGCATTAAGAAAGCATGCTCTAGGCAATAAAGCAGGTGAGATTGAGCTGCAAAATGTTCTTAACAACATTAAAGATATACCACTAAACGTTAAAGATGAATCATCTATTAAACAAGGTATTTTAAAACTAACACTCAAAATACCTACTCTACGAGAAGAAAACATGTTACTTAATAAATGTGAGCAGGAAATTAATACTGATCAAGAATTACTCAAAGAAGGTATTGGAAAGCTATACATCTACGAAATAATTAAGTATATCGACATTATACAAGTTGAAGATGATATTATTAATTTAGATGATATTCGAATTCATGAACGTGTTAAACTTGTCGAGAAGCTTCCACTCAGTGTCTATTCAAAAATTTCTGATTTTATTGAAACTGTTAATAAGTATAACAGTGATATACTTACAGTCGATGAAACAGAGTTGGCAATTGATGCGGAATTTTTCGATACCTCCGCGAGCGATTAAATATTTAGGTGGCAGGACCTGATGATATAATTGCTTTAACTGATGCGACAGAGAAACTGGCTGCTATGCAGGAGTCAGAAGCTCAAGCTGCAGGTGACTATGATGCTATCGACAGCATCGGTAAAAATGTTACAAATTCATCTTTATATGGTGTCAAAAAAGGACCAAAAGTAAAAGCTAATTTAACTTCTCCTGAAAAATCTCGTCTTAAAAATAAGATGAGCGTTGTTATTAAGGAATGGTTTATGCAAAAGGGTAAGTATGAAAAAGATACAAAGCCTGATACAGTTATAAAGAGAAAAAAAGACGAAGCCAAAAAGAGCGGTGATGATCGATTAACAGCGGAAGAAGGTGAAAAGGATGGTCAGGGTCTTCTAGACTGGATATCAGGTATGCTTGGCATACTAGGTATTGGTGGTTTTGCCGGTCGAAGAGGTTTGATGAGGATACTTGGAGGGTGGATATGGAAGGGTGTAAAATGGGCTGGTGGTAAAATATGGGGCGCTCTTAAAGGTGTGGGATCAGCCGCGTGGGGAGCAATTAAAGCTGGGTTTAGTGGAGTAGGAAAAGCCTTTAGCGGGTTATGGCAGGGGTTTAAATCTTCAGGTTTCTGGAAAGGGTTTAC